TCTTAATGGTGTCCGAAGACATATTAATCACGCCATTCAAGATATCTTTACGAAAATTATTTGTTAAACAGGTAGTTGCAGCCATAATCTTATGTCACTATAAATCGAACGGCATCAGCCGGGGCTGAAGTCAAAGTCGTTACAGTGAATTTCTCCTTTGAGTTCGCTAGAACGTAGTCGTTAATAGAGGTTTGTTGGCCTAACAAAGCACCACTAGTGAAGGTTATCAACCTCCCGTTGTAAAAATCTGCCGTCGCAATTTCTGTATCATTAGGGCTTAATCTAAATGCCTCAAACGCTGTCGTGGTTGATGTGAAGGTCGCGGTATCTACCTCACCGATAATGATAGATTGATTCCCCTCAACCCATGCACCAAGCCCTGTGCTTATTAATATCGCCTGATCTTCCCAGAGTTTAGTTCCTGTCTGGTCTACTACGGCGATAGCGATGATTCCGGCTTGCATCTCTGCTAACGTGAGGGCTAACGAATAAATGCCTTTTCCTTCGTGTGCGGGATTATTGGTTGAGTTTGTAAATGTCCCCCCATCCTTTGAAATAGTGGTATCTCCAGTGGCAAAAGTAACCGGAGTTGCCTCAAAATCTGTCGCTCCAAAGTCTACTAACGGAAAGTAAACTGTTGTCGCAATACCATATGTTCGATTTATTTCCACTACATTATTCCTCGTGACACGCCACGCATTACACCGCGACCCGCCGAATCAGTTAAAGACGTTGCAAAGCCCTGTAAATTAATCACCATACCCACCATTTTGCTGGCTAGGCCATCATTTGACAATCTGGTTGTCCCATCCCCACCACTTCCATCTGCTATCCCAGAGGCCATTTGTTCCACTGAGTGTTCTGCCCTCTCGGTTAATGTATCGTAATCAAATGGCGCTCTATTGTTAGAGCTATCAAGCAATGCGCCGATCAACATATCATTAGAGGTGCTAGTCGATGAAATATCCAGATAGGTCGCGCTGGCTGATGTGCCAGATGCTACCGTAGGTTCTATTTGCCTGACATCAGCGAAGGTCGCTACAGACCAAGATATTTTTGTGGTAACAAGATCGTCAGTGTATGTGGTTATACTAGAGGTAAAACTTTCTATTGACTCCTCGTCCCAGAAAAATGCTTTCATCGATAAATCTACGTCTGTATCGAACGTGATCGAAGCGGTATAGTCGTGATCCCTGCCACCGATAGAAAACTCACTCACCACAAAATCGGTATATCGCTCACGCATGACGATGCAGCACATCATCCTGTTGCTGCCGTTTCCGATAGCAAAACTGACATTATGGGGTTCAGTCCCATAAGTCATCGTGGCCCAATCCTCTGTTCTTGAAACTGCCATTAGCTTTTGCTATTAGACCTCGCCCATTAGTGAACTATTAGTAATTCCAGCATACGACTTATCTCGCGCTCAGAGACACAACGTTCGCCCTTAAAATCTCTATACAAGACATAATTCGATGGACATTTCGGCCTGTTACGAAGCACTGCTTGCCTATCAGCACGTTTTCTTAATGCAACACATTCCTCACTTTGGACGGGCTTGCACATCATGGCCCGTTCATCTAATGAAGGACCCTTTGATGAAAAGGTTTCACAAGAAGCTAATAATGCAACAAACAATAAAACGCCCCACATACTTTAATCTGTATAGATTTCCAGAAAATAGGCCGTCCAGACGGGAAGCTCTAAATCCTCATCTGTAGAGACGTTACTCCCATCGTTCCAATCATCGTCGTGCATGAATAGCTGGTTATCACTTAAAGCGACATCAGCAATATCATCAAATGGGGTAGCCTGTTTCGGGCCGTAATTAAACGATCCTTTGGGATTGTCCACACCCCATATAGCTGGAGCTTGGCTTTGTAAAAAGTCCGTAGCCCTTTGATTGACGTAGGTGGTTGCATCAATCTTTCTCAACTTCTCACCCGCGTTTAATGTGCCTTTCGTATATAGAGCCTCCCAGTCATCAGGTGTAATAACATCCTGTCCTTCATCCCTTATTGCGTATGGGCTAATATGCCCCGGAGGCCGGTACTCATAAGGATAAGCTACCTTCGACCTTCCTGACCCACCTCGCTTTGGTTTATCAGCCATATTGACACAGACGAGGAAATTACCACAACGATAGATAAATATCCTTTCTCCAGCGTCTTCGGTACGCCATTCCCAGTCGTGATATAGTCTTTCGGTATCTGAAGTTTCCCCACTACCTTCCCTGTAAGTACCAAAGTCCTCCGGTTCAACCCCACCTGTCTCCAAATCAAGAAATTGCTCAGTAATAGCGAATACTGTTGCTAAAGATCCACCACCATTCTGTATACAAAAATTGGTATTTTGCACCGGAATGGTGCAAGCGAGATGATAACGGGCTGCGTGGGCATCAATGACATTCGTTGCCGGTAACTCCCAAGTATGATTAGTCTCTCCTGCACCCCAAATACAAAATGAGGCAAAAGCACCCCTTGCGTGTTGTTTGGCAAAATTACTGGGATCTCTGATGTAAGTCCCGGCCCAATGTAGGGCTAATTGGTGGGTTTCAGGGTCATAACCGCTAATTCTGTAGCTATGGTCATCATCATCTATTTTCCAATCCCAGTGAGATTTGCTGGCATTCTCCATTAAGGAAATATCTTGGCTTTCACTATGGTCGTGAGGGACACGCCAGCCATTCTTTTTCGATCCAAACCCAGCCCCAATACCGTTCCAGCCCCTCATGGTTTCATGGCTTTTTGCCGCAAGCACTTTGGTATTCACAAGATCGTGAACAGCAATCATCTTGGGACTCCAGATAGCCGATCCATCGTGCGAACCCTCTGCATCACCGTCTTTATCCCAATCAGCACTGCGAGTATCGTCATCTGGGTCGTTAATGGCGTATCGCCAACCCGATGCAGGAACAGCCGTTTGCGTATTGGTAGCCTTATTGGACAGATTTTTTAAAGTAACCGTCGATCCTGAAAAACTTTCTATCCGATAAGCAATGAATTTGGTCGATCCACTGGCCGGGAAGAATAAAATGGGTGCTTCTTCACTGCCTGATGGTGGAGTTTGGCTTAACACCAAAGTCTTAACGTGTGTATTACTGGTGCCACTGCGATAGCTTGATATTGAACTCACCGTCCCCGTCTGGTCAGTCTTCTGTAGGCCGTCGTTGGGGCCAAGCTTGGAAATAGACGTATTATCTGTACCAATATACATGAAATCTGACACATCACCCGCCGTGATAGGTAGGGTGCTTAACGTAGTTCCACAAATGAAGTCAGTCCATGCGTCTGACATCCACTCCCTCATCCCTGAATCATTATCCCCGCTATGGTTGGGGTTCATAGCGACTTGAGTCTGGGCAAAACCTGTGGCCGGGGTTTTGGCGCTATTAAGCTCTGTCTCCCAATTATCCGCATTGTAATGTGCAAGAGCCTGTTGCCGGTGTTGTGTCTGGAGGAAATCGTATAAATATTTCCGAAACTCATCTGTCTTTTCACGATAAGCCCTTGTTGTCAAAAACGGGTTAAAGTGAAAAGCCCCTGAAAATAAAGGATTATCGAGGCGAAGATCTAGCCACTTTTCTATCTGCTCAGTCCGGCCTGTTAACATGCTCCTGTGCTGCACGAAACACCAGTGCATCACCCTAGCCATCATATACGATTGACTGGACGTATCGAAAAACCTGTTACTCGCGGCCTGTAAGTGACCACCGAATACATTATGTGGTAAGGGGAACTCCGTTGGTGGGACTAAATCCCCCGCCGCTCCTGATGCCGAAGCCCCGCTTAAATCTACCTCAGCAGGATTGGATACCTCACTGCCGGATACCGCTGCCGCTGCTGCCCCGGCTTCAGCGCCATATAACTGGGCTACGCCATCGGCAACACCTGTACCCGTATCAGGGACTTCTTCATCCGAATGAGCGTTGAAAATTGTGACACTAAATGAGCCGGTAAAAGTAGTCGCCACAACTAATGATCTTTCGCTTTGTCACGCAACAAGGCTTTGTCAGGGGTGAACGTGATCTCTTCCTCGTCCATCACAATACTTGTTTCCAGTATCTCCCTTCTCCAGTCAGTATTCTCATTGACCGCCTCTGTCACCGTATTCAGGTGATGAGTGATACGGATAAATTCCTTTTCTAAATGCTTTACTCGTTCTTCTAATGTCATACTATTCCCAATTCCGGGTATTTGAGTGGTTCCAGAGGAGCCATGTTCCTTCCTTTGGATAGGCATCCGTACATAAATGCGTCACTGGGGTGTGATGCCCAGTCATGAACAGGTGTTGAGGTGGTTTCATCTATTCTTTTATTATAATTCCAGCGATAATTCTTCAAACCTTCCAACCCTGCCCCACACTTCTCCTTGTCAAAGTGTGCTACAGCGATCCTGTTGCTCCCTGCGGCGATTTGTAGCTTTTTAGGGGTCTGGGGTACGACATCCACCCTGAAGCCGTTAGAACGGAACTGACCGGCTATTGTTTGATCTGCATTCATCCGTTTATGCTCTGAATCATGGGGTAAAAGACAGGTATCATAATCATAACCCCTACCCTGTAGCATAGCTAAATAATGAGAGGTTTTTTCCCTGTTTGCCTCGTAATAATCAATATAATTAACTTTTATTCCGTCAAATTGGAAAAACCAGCAACTTGTTGCATCTCCTTCACCCAAATCCCATGATGTGTAAACTAATTGAGTAGGATCGTATGGAACGTCAGTAATGCGATCCTGTTCTTCGGCTATTTTTACGTCTTTTCCGAAGATAGAACCCACTATTGAAGCGTCAAAGGAGCATAAATACTCCTGTTCGTATAAAGCCTCCCCGATTGAGGTTCCATATTCTGCTACATAGGCTTTATGTTCCGCTTTTAGGTCTTCTTCGGTGAAAACAGAAGTATCTTCAGCCGTTTGTTTTAAAACTAAAGCGGTTTTGTCCTCCTGGAAGGAGTAATACATTTTTGCTGCGTGATTATTTCCTCGCGGAGTCGTTATAAATGCTGCCCAACCGTTATTTTCCCTTAAAATCGGCCTGATATACGCCCAAACCTGTGGTTTAGCCAACGCCCACTCAGAGAATACAATCCCTACAGGGGGTGATCCTACTAGGGAATCGTAACTATCGGAGGCAGTTAGAGTCCATGTAGAGCCATTTATAAAACGGATGAACATTTCCTGCTCCCTAGTGACCTCTCGCAAGGCTTTAGGGAAGGCTTCGTCTATCCTTCGCATTCCAGTATGTGGGTTGACAGCTTCCCAGATAGCGCGACGAGCCTGTGTCTGTAAGGGTAAGCAATGCCAGTAAGTACCAACACGGGTCATCATCTTTACCGCTGTACTGTGTAGGGCTAAATCATCTTTACCCCATCTTCTGTGAGCTATCAGATAGAGTATTCGGTCATCCTTACCGTCTACATTCTGAAGGTATCTATAAGCCTCTTGCTGGTACGGTCTTGGTGTCCAGCCCTGAGATGGCAATTCGATCTGCATTATGCCGAACCAAGCCCGACAATCGACCACTGTACATATACACAGTAGTTCCCTGAATCCCGGAACTGTCGGATTTCTTTACACTTGATCTTCATACTGTCGGATTTCTTTACACTTTACCAGGTGTCGGATTTCTTTACACCCTCAAGCTTTGCAGTGTCGAGATTCTTTACACTTTCCAGGTGTTGCATAAATGCCTCAACTGTTGCGTAAATACATCAGCAATTCCCAAAAATAGGCGTATCATTTGATTCCAATAGAAACATAAACACAGGGAAATATGACATGAATATGAATATCCACAATGTAATAGCAGTAAGCCAGAAAATTCCAGCAAAGAAAGAATATGAAGGACGGACAGGATTACCTAGTGAGTGCTACTACACCAGTGACTTACTGATTTTCTCGAAAGATCGCGACGGAAATATACAAGAATTGGATATCACACTTTACAGCAACGATGACGATGGCGATCAAGTCATTGTCGATGGTGTAAAGAATTTCTACGAAGGATCTTGATTCCTGTGTACCGGGGGCTAGCTAACACAATTAGTCTCCGGTTTTCTTTTACTTTCTAGATACATAGATAACCGAAGGGTATAACAATGATCGAAACAATAAACATAGGTGATCGGATCACGTTCCGCGCATTGACACGTTGGAGCAACGAAAAAGCAACGAGAGTAGTGAACGGCTACTGGCCATACTCAAGTAATCCCACTGTACGCTATTCCGGCTGCGGCAACTTTGTTGTTGGCCTAGATGAAATCATTTCTATAGAGAAGGGAGCATATACGCAATGACAAGCAATGATAAAGATAATTGGTTTGCTTTTTTCGCGGGTAGTCTCTGTACCATCATTGGCGGTTTTACATTGTATGCAATCGCCTTAGCTTTTTTTACTTGAGTGATTATCGGACAGCGCATTACGGTGCGCTGAGTGATAGCTACTTTTTAACTGGAGATATAAACAATGCAAAGCTTTAAAAACGTAACAGAGTTAAAACTGGTACATGAGGAATTTAGCAGCGACCTAACACTATTAGTAGTTTCCTATGATAGATCGAGCAAAAAGGAATCTAATACAGTGATACAGCTATCAAGCTGGGATGATGCTGAACAGATATTGATTAGCAATTATCAGCAATTTTTTAACCCGATTCGTATTCTGGAGTAAACCATGTACCACATTACCGCTAGATCAAGAAACGAGAAGACCGGCCCTATTCCTGTCACAACGACTACCGCGCGCTCATGTCCTCCCGCGTGTCCGTTTAATAACCGGAATGCGGGAGGATGCTACGCCTACGGGTATTACTTATCAAAACACTGGGATAAAGTAACTAGTGGCGAACGTGGTACGGAATTTAATACATTTATAAACGGTATCGAAGCGATGCCTGACGGTACATTCTGGCGACATAATCAAGCTGGCGATTTGCCTGGGATTGGAAACCGCATTAATACGAGCCAATTGATCAAGCTGGTGCAAGCCAATAACAAAAAACGCGGATTCACCTATACCCATAAGCCGGTATTAGGTACCACTAAACAAGCGATAAAAAACCGTTGGGCTATTCAATCAGCGAATCAAAACGGTTTCACGATTAACTTATCTGGTAATAATCCGAATCATGCTGACCAATTAGCAGAATTAGATATTGCGCCAGTGGTTACCGTAGTGCCGGAGAATTTCCCTGAAAGTGGTTACACGCCAGCCGGTAGAAAGATTATCGTGTGCCCAGCACAGACCAAAGACAATGTAACTTGCAAAACGTGCAAGCTTTGCAGTGTGCAGAATCGTCCGATAATCGGATTTAGAGCGCACGGCAACGGTAAAAAACTAGCAGAATTAACCGCAGTTAAATAAGGAAATGAAATGGATAAACCAAAAGAGAACAAAACCTATGCATTGACCGCGCCTACAGGATCACCAAGTATAGCAAGTGGCAACACTTGGTCGGAATCCGAAGTTAAAACCGGTTCGCTGACGTTAACCGTTGGGACTAATTGTCCAATTGACGTTAACAAACTACGTAAGCTTGTACAGGAACTGAAGTGAACCCGTACCGTTAAAAACTTTTAACGAATGGCTGATTTGTTGGAACTTAACAAGTTTCTAAAACCTGGAGAAAACAATGACCATGCCAACCATCAATGACGTTCAAATTGACGTTATTACACCTGCGGAGCAATCGATTTACTATGACTC